CGCTCCATCCATAGTGTACTGTTCCTGTTGGATTATCTTAGTATCTCCACCAATACCAAAGAAACCATTCTTCTTTACAATAACCTTATCCTTACCCATCACTTGAGGATCATTGGCACGGTATTGGATACGATATCCGTCCTTATGGGCATCTACCTGATAGGCAGTGTAATCACCAACTGGGAGATTGATGATCGGTAAGTGTTTTCGATCAAGTAAATGACCTACAATACCAAGATGTGCAACTCCAAATACTGTTGCAACACCAAGAACCGCCCACTTAAAAGGCGATTTGGGAGAAGATGATTTATCTCCCTCTTTTGATGTTGGGGCCATTTTCCTCAGGGGATAGGAAGTCCTGTTGTCTCAGGTACAGCAGGGCCGGTGACTTTGGGCAATTTGGGCAATTTACCTTCCAACATACCAGGAAGGGCTTCTTTTACTGTATTTGTAACTGTTTCAGTTACCTTAGCTCTTGCGTCTTCAATCAATACATCCTTGTTAAGAAGGACATAGGCACTGCCACCAATAAGAGCAGCGGAGGTTAGTCCTGACAGAAGAGCAATGACATTAATAAGTTTTTGCATGGTTTTAGATAGTAGGCATTACGGGTGGCTCACCGTCCTTCTTAGGTGCAGTAGCAATTTGAATTGGTGCTTGTTCAATACGAATAGTCTGAGCAGGTGCTGTCTGCGCTGCTGCGGCAATCAGTTTCTCAAGATCTGCCTTGGAGACACCGCCGCCAGCAACGCCCTTGAATGTACCATCGCCATTCTTCTTTGCCGTCTGGACGCCAAAGGTAGCGAGCACCCCAGTAAAGACAGACGCGATGAAAGTCGGGTCAAGTTTCTGTTCAGGGATGCCCAATGCAGCAGGAAGTTTGATATAAGCAAGAGTCAAAATACCACCAGACCAGATAAGAATACCAAGTCTGACCATGGTGCTGATTGCTTCCAACTGACCTTCATGGTCATCAGCAGCTTCCTTAAGCTTGGCGAAAGGACCCTTCTTCTTTTCTACCTCTTTAACCTCCTCTTTAGGAGATTCTTTAATTTCTTCAGTCATCTAACTTTCCTTTTTTGAGTAGCTTTTGAAGTTCAGCAGTTGACCCTACAAAAAGTGCGTTGGTAACATTACTAGGACCCTTTTCTTTAGGATCCTCAATGTCCCTCATTTTTTTCTGTAGGTCTAATAATTTATCTGTGGCATCAGCCACACTCTTAATTAGTTGCCCAGTAACTTCATAAGCTCTCGCAGAGCCTTGTTCCTGTGAGATCTCCATGATCCCATCAATAGCCTCTTGACCTTTTTCGATCAACGAATACAACTGACCTCTTGTGTATTCGTAGTCCCTTTTCAGGTCTGGTTTTTCTTCTCGCTGTTTTGGGACTTGTACATCGCCGCTAACAGAGGCAATCTCACTGCATCCATCATCTTTAAGAATGTCAAGTGCTTTCCCGATATCATCAAACGCCATTGTTGTTCCTCACTATTAAACATCAGTTCCTTGTGATGGAGAGTAATCCTTATAATCTTGATAGAAGGATGTTAATTCATTAAATCCAAAGTCATCGCCGGCAACAATAAGATCATCATCGCCAGTCAGAGGTAGATCTGGAGTTCTAGTTCCACTGATAATATTTACAATAGATCCAGAAGCATGATCAGTTGCGGTAGTTCCATCAACTGCTCTATAAACGGTGACATCCGTTCCGCTGATGGAACGAATTTGCATGTTCTCATTATTAATAACAATGTAATCGTCAACGCTAAGTCCTGATGCACTGTTAACTGAGAGTAAGGTTTGTTCTGCGGCTAGATCTTGATTAATTGCAGTTGTCGCATCATCATTATAATCTTTGACAGCTCTTGGAGTCGCTGCATATCTTTGAACTCTCTTTGCACGGACTCTGTTGGTGTCATCAAGCATATCAATTTGAACTCTCTTAATGAGACCATCAGAGTTATCAGCAATCTTACCAAAGAGATAAGTTTTTGCAGTAAATGTAAGTGTGCTGATCATTGCACGACGGTTATCAAAACTGCCCTCATAATCATCCGTCATGTTGATGTTTTCGAGAACAATAGGAATGTCTCTTTTTTCACCAATGGATGAAATGAGATTAATAGTAATATTCAGTCCTGGTTGAAAATATGGAAGAATTTGTTCCAAAATTTGCAACATATCATCATTTAACTTAGTTGCAATACTAAGTTGGAATGAAATGTTGTATGGGACGGGCATGTAGACCTTCTTAATATTATTAAGTTGGCCTGTATTGCAAGTTTTAAAAGTTTGTGTAATTGAGGCTTTTCTAGAAGAATCATATGAAATGCCCGTCATCTCAAAAGACATGCGAGGCAAAGTGATCGCAGGTCTCCCCTTTAACTGTGGTTGTTGTTCAATTTTGGCCAAAAACTTTTGTATTGGTCCATATGCCAATGGAACCTTCATCCTACTCTGAACGTTATCATTGTCGTCAGAGTGCCGAATTTCAATTTGATTAAACAGAGTTCCAAAACCAATAACGGTTTTTCTTAGGATCTCGTGATAAAAATATTGGCCAATCATGATTTTTTCTAATTATTTAGAAAGTACCGAAAGGATTGGTTTCTGTAAAGTCAAGAAGTCCATCATCAGCCTCGTTTTCAATAACAATATTTTCTGCATAATCATCATATTGATCATCATATTGGATAGTCTTAACAGCGTATCTTCCTGTCGTTCCGATACCTGGACTTGAAAATGTATTTGCACTTCCAACAATAACTTCTCCGAGTGCAAATGTGCCTGCAAGATTTGATATCTTGAGAATTCTTGTATCCTTATCCCAAGACTTGACACGAGCAGTGGAGAGAGAACTTTCACCTGTGATCATTTCATTGATAACAAAGTTTCCAGTTCCAACACCCGATCCACCCGCAGTCGGAGCTGCAATAGTAATAGTTGGTGCCAAAGTATACCCAAATCCTGCATTGGTAAATCTAATTTGTGCGATAGTTCCACCAGCACTTACAACCGCAACACCAGTGGCATTAGCGGTAGAAAGACCAGTTGGAGAAGTTGAGATTGATACAACTGGAGGTGTGGCGTATTGTGCTCCAGGAGTGTTGATATTGAGTATCTTAACCACACCCTTAGTACCAATACCCGCCCTTGCACTTGCCCCAGACCCGCCAGCACCACTGAAAACGATTGTTGGGGGTTGTGTATAGCCAAATCCAGGATTGGTGATTTGAACCTCTTTCACGGAGAAGGTAGTGGATCCAGATCCAGTATTACTTGTTGTAATAGCAACTGCAGTTGCATTTGCAGTAGAACTACCGTTTGGTGAAGTTGAGATGGAAACTGCGGGTGGACTGGTGTATCCATATCCATCATTGATCAAAACAATTTGATTTACCGAACCATCAACAAGAGTTGTTGATACTTCTGCTGTTTGACCAATTCCAGCTAATGTGAGTGTTGCAATATATCCAATATTTTGGGCATTATCATCGATTTCTTCGATTGACGTATCAATTACTTCATCTTCATATTCAAACAACTCACATGTAAGTTGATACATGTAAAGTTTTCCAAGTTGATAGAATGGATTCTCGTGTTCTACAAACTTGATTTCGAAAAGACTATCGGATAGTGGAAAATATATTAAGTCTCCTTCTTTTGGTCTAGTTGCCAATAGATCCATACTAAATGGAGAGATAAAGTCTTCAAATCTCTCTTTGGAAATAACAAGAGTTAATTCGTCAGTTGTTCTAATTCCAAACTTAGTCATCAAATCTCCAGATCCCTGGAAACCCTCATAATTTTGAACATATGCTTCAATAATGAAGTTATCTTCAAATTTAGCTAAAACGTTTTCTTTGATAACCGTTTTGGTTCCCAGATATTCTCTGGGCATGTAATAGATATCAACCCCATACATTCTCAACTGTTCGTTGATGAGGTCTTGAACTAATCTTTGTTCTCCTGGAGAACCTTGTAGAAAGAATGGATTTAAAGCCATTAGCCGATCATGTCCATTGGTGGAACTTCATAATCAAAGGTCATTCTTTGTTGAATTTCTGCAAGTTCTCTCAAAGCGTCTTCGTAGATTTGACGACCATTTAGTTCAATTCCACCAGGGAGTTTAACACCACTATATTTACTCATATTTTGTCCCCACTGTTTTTTGATCATAGCAGTGAGGAATTTTTTTAAGAAACTATCGTTATAAATTTTTTCATTCTCTGCTGGATCAAGAACACGGAAACAATCAATTACCACATATTCATTTGCTGAAACCCCTTTCCAGTCTAAATCTAGATATAATCTATTTCCACGTTTATTATATCTAATTTTTTTATCTGGACTTATTAAGAATTGGATGGTCTCAAGATATTCTTTAGTCATTGAATATGTCAACATTTCAATGGAACTAAAATTATAAACATCGTTCAGGAAAATCTGATAAGAAATACTGAACATATTTTGAGTGATTGTATTGTCATCAAATCTGAAAATTCCATTGACCCCAATCACATGATCTGGAATTTCAATATAATTTCTTGCCTCTGTAAATTCTGTTTTTGATGTAATAAAGTGCGTAGAACCAATACCAGTGTTTCCTGAAAAAGTAATAGCAACACCAGCTGCTGCGTCAGCAGAATTTCTTGCCAACTTAATTTGATTTCTATTGTCTACAATAGCATTAAGTTGAACACTATCTGTACCAATACCAAGGAAACTTGTTGTGCCTACACCTGCAAGTGAAGTGCTCTCAATACTAATAGAGGTACATCCAGCTCCAAAACTATAATACACAGGAGATCCTGTGATAAGTCCATGATTAGGAATTACAATATTACTTGCACTAATATTCAGTACACCAGATGATTCTGGATTAAAAGTATCAGACTTAATTCCAGTTGAAGCTATTGTTTCACTTCTAGCTTCATCAATATCTGCTTGAGAAATTTGGTGTTTGAGATACATTCTCTCAACACCATCAAAATGTCTTTCTTGGAAATATTGAATTGCATCATCGACTAGATCATCAATTTGGTCATCATCGACATTGATTTCCAGAACAGGCTCACCCAGCTGCCTTAGGCAATAGTCAATCAGTTCTTGTCTAGTGCTAGGTTTTGCCATGAATATAATACTAGCTTCCTACTATTTAGTGGTGGTTTTTCTGGTGGTTGTAGATCCAGTCCATTCTTCGGACTTATTCGCTAAGACTTCATATTCAATTTTTAATTTGTCATAATCTTGACGAAGACCAATAAATTTAGCCTCCGTCAAGATTACTTGTTTTTGCAATTCAATTACTTTGTTTAGTGCGAGTTCAATAACGATATTCGCATCAATATTAGAATGTTCCGCCATCGATAGTATCAGTCCATGAAGGAACGCCAGAAGCGTTCGTTGTCAAAATAAAGTTGGAAGTTTGAATTCCAGCTGAAGGAGTTGCGGTTGACTGTAACTGTCCGTTGGCGTCAAAATACGCAGCACCATTAGTATTTGTTCCTGCAGAAAGTAATAGAGATGCAACAGTAGAAACACCAGTTACTCTCAGGTTTGTGAAAGTAACGTCACCAGCATCAATGCGGCTTCCAACAGCACTAATTGCACCACCAGTCAGTGAGGTATAGTTAACGGTTGTGAGTGTTGCAGCTGCTGAAGTTGCGGCACCAATAATAGTATTATCAATATTACCGCCGTTAATATCGGCAGTTGCGATTGTACCTGTACCTGTTACATTGAGGGTATTTATTGTTGCAGCTGCAGAGACATTGACATCATCAAGTTCTGCAAGACCATCAACAAAAAGATTTTGCCATTCTCTGTTGGTATTACCAAGATCGAAAGAACCATCAGTTTCAGGTAACCAATCTTGATTTACCTCAAAACCACCTTGAGTTAAGTTCCAGAAGATAGTCTTGTCACCATCTCCACCACCATGAACAAAGAATCCACCACCATTTGCAGTGGCATTATTAGCGGTGGAAGTAGATGCAACACCAACTGTGGCGTCTTGTACATCAAGTCTTTCAACATTGATAACCGTTTCGGTTCCTTCAACGGTTAAGTTACCAAGAACCAGAAGGTTGTTTGTAACTGTAAGACCACCACCAACAATAACATCTGTAGCAAGACCTACAGTAATTGTATTATCGGTAAGGGTTGTCTTTGTCTCATTGTTAGTAGCTGCAATAGTGAAAGTATCCGTGAGAAGACTTACTGCATCAGTTGCAGCTGCACCAGCACTAATTACCAGAGTGGAAGATACATCCTGGAAACTAAGTGTTCCTGAACCGTTAGTTACCAGAATTTGATCAACAGTACCATCAGTTACTGGGAATGAATACTTAGTTCCACCAGAACCAAGAGTAAATGCAGTTGTGAATGTACCAGCAGTACCAACAACGTCTGTTGAAGTCAGTGCAGTGATAAGACCAACAGGAGAACGAAGTGCAGTTCCTGCATCAACAATTCCATCAACATCCAGAATATTGGAAGCAAACTTAAGATTTACATTATCAGTGAGAGCTCCAGATGCACCTGCAAGAACAACACGATCCTGATTAAGATCGGAAACTGTCGCAGAAGAAAGAACGGTTTCTCCACCAGAGACATCAAGACCACCGTTCATATCAACGGCGCCTGTGAATGTTGCAGCAGCGGAAACTGTTACATCATCAAAGATGGCTTGACCATCAACATCAATGGTTCCACTAAAATCAACGTTGTTATTGAATGTGGAGACACCAGTTACATTAAGACCATCTGCGCTGACAACTAAACCAGCACCACCAGAGACATCAAGACCACCGTTCATATCAGCGGCGCTTGTGAATGTTGAAACGCCAGCTACAATGATATTGGTATCAAAGGTGGCATCAGTTGCAAAAGTAACTCTACCTTGAAGGTCTACGATATCTGTTGCAGCATCACCAAGAGTAGTAATACCAGTTGCTTTTAAGTTTCTTGTTGTGACATCTTCACCGATTACTGCACCACCAGTAATTTCGATGCCAGCTACAAATAAATTGCCGTCAATGGTAGCATTACTAGTGACCGTAAGAATGCCAACTGTAGCTGCAGCAGAAACATTGATGTCATCAAACTCTGCGCCACCATCTACATCAATCGTGCTGCTGAAGTTAACGGCATCATTGAAAGTTGAAACACCCGTGACATTAATACCATCGGCACTAACTACAAGTCCAGCACCACCAGCAATATTAGCTCCACCATTTGCATCAATTGCACCAGTGAAGGTAGAAATGCCAGTTACAAGAAGTTTTTCATTGAGAGTTACGTCTGTGTTAAATCCAGTTCTTGAATTTACGGTGAGAGTATCAAGATGACTGTCACCGATAGTAACATCACCATTTAAATTAATACCCTGAGCAAAAGTAGCAACGCCAGTGATATTTAGATTTTGAGTTACCAGGTCAGTAATATCTGTTCTGGTAGCGGTAAGGATACCAGCAACACTCCATCCATTAATTTGACCACTGCTATCAACGATGGCAACAGAAGAGTTAATGAGTTCCCCATGGGGGTGATCCATGAGTTTGTAGGTATATTCCCCACCAATCTCTACTGGATTACCAGAGGCGTTACCAATGAACAGACGGCCTGCTTTGTTTGCCTGCGATCCAGCTGTGCCTTGTTCGATGGTTGCTGCTAATTCTCCGTATTCAAGAGAACTGGGAGCAGTCGCACCAGTAGATCTAAAGATCCTAATCTTACTGGCCATTAGAATGAACCTCCGTTAACGTCTAAGTCTTTTGTGTTTCCTGGGGTCAATGTATTTGTAGCTACCCATGTTGAAGTATTAGCATCATAAACAATTACAGAACCGTTTGACACTGCACTAGTATCAGTGTCTGTCAATCCACCTAATGTGCCTCCAGATCCAGTGGAGGTTGAAGCGACTTTTATCGCAGATTGTTGACCAACACGAACGGTAATATCTGGCATGTAATTACTCCCTTGTTGCTCCTTCGCGGACTAAAACGGATCCTTCAACAACTCTTTCTTTAAGACCAGAACCATCAGTTAAAATAATGTCGTAAATGTAACGTCCTGGTTTAATTCTAGATGTTATTGTGTCAGATAGTCCCAATCTAATTACACCGTTTACACGGTCTACAAACGTAACTGTGAGATCATGCTTTCCCTTACTAGAAGAGTGTTTACGAAGTTGTGCCGAGCCAGTATATCCAACAAGGTCTAGAGGAGCATTGGTCAAGTTACTTTGTAAATTCAAAGTTTGATTAAAGTCGGCACCTTGATCAATCACCAAATTTACAACATATACGGCCATGCTTTAGTGTTAGTTCGTCTAGATATATTTATAATTAAAGTTTATCAACAAGTTTTTGAAGAAGAGATTTAATTTCACCCACCTCATTTTCTAGATTTTCAAGTCTCTCCTTCTCTTTAAGTTTTTGATTTCTCATTTGAATATAATTTTGATACGCAGTGGTGTCATTATTGACAATGGCACCACTTTCCATATCTCTCACCAGGTCAGAATGACCCTCAACTTTTTTGTAACTCATTATGCAAAGGCGATTGCTCTAAAATCTCTAATTCTTGGAACATAAGATTGATTAGTTCCTGTCATGATGACTTTAATTTCAAATCCACTGAATTCTGGTAAATTAGATGCAGTAAACTGATAATAACGGAAATCATCTCTAGTCTTAGAGTCTGGAACAAATTTATCTGGCTTACCATTGTTGAGTTTTGAATTAACAACTCTATCACCAAAACCATCTCCAGTTGTGTCAGTTAAATTATCATAACCAGGGAAAAGTTCATATTGAGATTCAGATATCAGAGAATCTGGTCTAAACAATCTGTAAAGGACTCTAATATCACTGGAGGAATGTCTGAAAGCGTCAAATTTAACCTGAAGGTATGTAGCTGGATTTTCCAGATTTACTCTCTTAGTAACATATACAGCAGCATTTGGATCGGAGAATCTATCATTAACTCTTTCATCATCTGGATAATTTGTAATTCTCTGATCAAGTCTATTTGTAGTAGCAATTACTAACAGTCTATCAAGATCAATTACTGGAGAAACATTTTGATTTTCACTACCAAGAACCAATTCCATGGAGAATGATTTATTTCCTGGAAGTGATGAAAGTTGGTTCTGTTCGTTGATCTTAGAAGCAATGACTCTTGGAGTGTTAAAGTAGTTAACACCATTCAAAGTTATATTCTCAAATCCTTGATCTTGGAAAGAAGTCTCACTTCCATTTACACTAGTTCCACTAACAGTTCTTACTCTTGCAGATAGTGAAGTATCCTTAGTATTAAGAACCTCAATGAGTGGGGTTATAGCTTCAAATTGAACGTTTTGAGTTGCCTTAACGTTGTCTCCACCACTATGTTCAGTTTCAGCAACTTTCAGATTACGGAAACTGTTAGATCCATCTCTAGCAGTTCCAACACCACTTGTGGTTGTATCAATCTTAATGAAGTAACTGTCGAGAGTAATTTCATTTGAATTGTTTACATCACCAAAGGAATGTGTTTTGTTGATTCTTCTAAGAGAAATACCAGAAGATTCATACTTTTGAACAATGTCACCGACTCTATGAGTTTCTGCTACAGTGTTATCAATGGCTCTAGTAATGCCAGTGAGTTTTTGCGGTGTAGAAGATGCATCAACTCCAGTATATTCAATAACTTCATTATTGAGTTTTGCGTATCCTGGATTAGTTGATGATACACCAACATTTTCAAAACTAGAGAATACAGATATGGATGCAACATCAATATCTGATGTGGAAGTATTTGAATATTCTGAAGAAACTGTGGTCGTTGTTGTCACTCCAACTGCACCCGAAATAGTAACTCTGTTATTTCTAGCGTGCATACCATGGTTTCTGTGATGAACCTTGACATGCAATCCATCTTTATATGTTTCTGTATTGTTAATGGATATTGGTTGTGATCCTGGTAATGTAGACGCAACACCTACAGCATTAATTGTCATCAACTCTGAAGTTGTTGTAAATTCACCCTGGACTCTATCCAGAATAAGACTATTTGTTGCTGAAATAATTCCAACGTTAAATCTTGTCCCAGTTCCAGTTTCGCCAATAGTGCATCCAAGAACATCACCGACAGCATACCCAGAACCACCACTGGTTACTGTTACAACACCGATTGAACCACTTGTGATTTGAATATTTGCAACAGCTCCAGATCCATTACCAGTAATTGTTGTAAGAGCAATTCCTGTGTATGTAAGGTTTGCAGCAGATGGTGTCAATCCAGTTCCAACTGTATTTGTTGTAATACCACCAGCTTCAGTTGCCGTTGTGTTAATTTTGATAGCCCCGAGGGACTTGACAAGATTACCTTCTGTCAGAGTATTTCCTACCTGAGTAAATCTAGATCCAACACTAAAATCTCTAGTTACAACAGTACTTCCAAATCCAACTTTAATTTCATGAGAATAAAACTCAAGAGGTTGTGGTCTCAGGTTTGCATTTTCGACTTTACCAACACCAAGTTCTGGATTATAAAGTTTAAATGTTCCTGGACCAGAGACAAACTTACACTTGTTGAGTTTAAACTTAAGATCTTCAAGTTGGCTTGCATCCCAAGTAGAACCGTTTTGTGACTTGAATAAAGATCCAGTGTATGGCTGTTGTGAAACGATTGTTCTCTCACTTTCTGGCAATGTCAGAGATGAAATATCAACTTCACCCATTCTGGAGATGTATACCGTATAGTTCTTAGAACCAGAAAGAACAACAATAGCATATTCTTTTCCACCAGCAAGATATACAGGTGATGGGAAAGTAAATCTAGTTGCGGTAGTACCATCTGTTGATACATTAATTTGAGATGACTCGTAAGTAACCTCTGCAAAAGGAAGAACACAGTTTGTTGGTTGTCCAGTCTGCACCGATCTGATCTGAACGGTTACTGGAATGGTAGCATCCTTAGAACTAAAGTACAAATCACAAGAAGAAACGAATACTCCAGAGTCTTCGGAAACTTCAAAAGATTGAGCCAGAGGATTGCACCATTGATTTTGTGTTGTTATTCTGTCCTCAAAATTCTTAGTGTCAATAGTTCTGTTTACCGTGTTACTGGTAAGAGTACTATCCGTTGATGTTTCTCTCTGAACATCACAATTTCTAACACCAATAACATCTTCTTGAATTGTACTGAGAACACCTTCCGCACGGAAAGAATTTTCTGCCGTTGACGGTCTATCAGAAGAACTGAGTGAGTTAACAGAACTACTTGTGAGTCTAAAAGTTTTAACCCCTGTTGTGAACTGTGGTACTGTTGGGAGAGTAGAATCTGGTATGAATAAAGAACCAATCAAAGATCCTTTTTCATCAGTAATTAGTCTGATCTCAGAAACTGTGGCTTCAGCACCACTAGTTTGACCAACTAATCTCATGTTCTTAGATGCATATCCACTAAATGATCCAAGAACCTCTAATTGAAGTGAAGCCGTATCAATGTTCAGAAGTGAACTGGTTGCAGAATATACAGTACTAACTCCAACTGTGTCATCATATGGATTTATTGCAAACACCATGGATGGTGAATCATATGATCCATACTTATGGTTTGGTTGTGCAACTCTAAATGTAATTTCTGGATTAGAACCACCAAGAGCATTAGAATTTGTAACAGTTCCCTTGACAGTTTCACCAATTTGGAATACACCTTGAACCATCTGAATTTCAAGGAGTTTTGGTGTTGCATACTTAGTTACATCTTGATCATCAAAGAAGGCATAGAATTGTGTTCTTGGCTTAAGTCTGTTAGAGACAAACTCAATATTTCTAGATCTGATATAAGGAATTTTTTCCTTATTGAGAAGTTTGTTTCCAAGATTTTGTGTATCAACTCCATCATTGGATCCAATCTTAATTCTAGTCAGTCCACGTTCAGCATCAGTAGTTTCTTCATTAAATGCTAAAATTTGATTTACTGCAGAAACATTTTTGTTTCTGTTCTTAGATCCGTACTGGTTTGTATTCTGTGAACTTACAGTCGATGAAAGTTGTTTATTACTTAGATCAATCGACTTCCACTCTTCTTCCCAACTACCCCAGTCCAGTGGAGAATAACCAACATTAGGACCGACATTGTATGAATCGAGGAACTGTTGATAACTACTTTCGAGTTTGATATTTGTAATGTCTAATCTCTTTTCATCAACCCAAACATCACTAGCTGGATTTAAAGCAACACTACCAATCCAATTGATAACAGCAAATGGATTAACATTTTCTGTTCTGGTGGAGAATTTTTGTTCAATGAAGGTTGTTTCTGAATAGTTTAAAGTAACTACATCTCCAGTTTTCTTCAACGCATTTGACTGAAGATCAGAAACTTGTGTCAAATCAGCACTTGGATTTGCAACTGTACCGATACCAATTATTTGTTCCGATCCAAGAAGAAGATCTACACCATGGGTATAGTGGAGAGGCCTCAACTCCGCATTAACTTTATCAATTGAAGACTTAAAGCTTGGATGTGTAATCGCATGAGAATCGTGACTTCTAAAGTTATCTACAAAGAAACCAGATTTAAATCTATCAAGTCCAGTTGTTACATCTTTGATGTTCAAGTTTGCAGTATCTGTCTCAAGGAGAGACAACTGTGTGTAAAATTCAACATTTTGAAGTCTATTTTCTAATCTAGAGATATCAAACATTGTATATCTCTTATGTTTCGCAAGAACAACACTACTTTCTACTGTTGCATTGCGCAAATATGGATTATTAAAGATCGTAGCAACAGTGAATGATCCTGCAGGAACTTCTGGAGCTACTGGAGATTCTGATGATGCACCCTTCTTCAACTCAAAGAATCCATCTTTTGATAAGAAAAGTCTATCAATTCTTCCAAGGTAATGAGAATAACCAATAGTTACTGTTTCGTCAGAAACCAGAATATTTTCTACATATGAACCATCTACAGCAAAGTTTCTTTGATCATATTCAAATGGTGATCCAGTGTCACTGCCAGTATCATAGTTTTTAACTCTTGGTCTAATATCAAGATAATCTGAAATTGGATTATTCTTAAATGAAGTCAGGTCTTTCTTATAGTTCTCCGAGAGATAAGTATTGACCGTTCCAAAATCTCCAGATGATCCAGAATCGACTGTATAGTGATCAAATACAACAGCAAGTCTTCTCTTTGGCTCTTGAGTATCAGATTTTCTTATAATCCTTGCATAATCATAGTATTCATCTCTTTGACCATTGTCAAAGAAGAAATCATTAGCAATATTTTTATCTCCTGCTGTTACTGCAGAAACTTCTCCAGTTATACCAGAAGATTGGAAAGTTACAGTCTCTCCTACGGAGAATCTCAGTTCATTTACATAAACGATATCTACATTTGTCGCAGCTGAGGTTACAACTCTAGCAACTGCACCACTGATATTTCCAATAAAAATTTCACCCTGAAGAGTATCTGTAAGATCATCTGATCTATTGATTAAGGTTACATTTGGAAGTGTAGGATCTCCAGTCGTACTTGATTCAAATATAGCATGAACACGAATTCCATCTGGAACATTCAGAGAAATTTGATCATCTTCAACTCTAGTTCCATATACAGAATTAAAAGTTAATCCATTGTTAAATGTGGTTCCAGTAGATCCAGAATAATCATGTTTTGATCTGGAAACAACTAATTTATTACATCTAGATAATGTTTTTGACTGTTCTTCTACATTAACCTTTTTAATAGTAGCAACCAGAATTGCATTTGTATCACTAGCAACAGACAGACCAACTAATGTAGCCGTTTTAAAATTAGAATCAAAAGTTACCTTTTCAGAAGTAAGTGGTTCAACTGTTCCATTAGAAAATACCAAATTATATCTTTCTTCATCAAATGGTTGGAAGAATTGATCAATATCAGAGATAGTTACACTTCCTCTATTATTTGTAATATCAAGGACAAACTGTTTTCGTATTTGTATTTCAGAACTACTTAAATCTACGTTAGAAATAAAATCATTTGGTAATTTGACGACAAGAGAAGAATTTTTAGAATTTACTAATCTTGGTCGGATAAGTGTGAAGTCACTAGTTTGAATTTCAGAGGTTGTTAATCCACCATCACAAACTCCACTTACACTAGCTCCAAGACTAACCAATGTAATCGTAGATCCATCGGCACTAATAGATCCAACACGGTTGAATGTTGGGTCCGAAAGACCGTTTCTATTGTAAGTTACAATATCTCCTGTATTAATTCCAACAG